AGACAGGTTTGTGTACGAGATTTCAGTGAGATCAGAGAGCTTTGTATTAGATGCTGAGGGAGGGTGAGCAGCGTTTAGGAGAGCGACTTTGAGAGAGTCTGATCCTAGATTGTGGACCTTCTCCATCGCTGCTTCGACGAACGAATTGAATTTGTTGAGTGATGCCATATCTCCTATAGGTAGCTAATAGGCTTTGGCTTCATAACAGATCGGTGAGGGAATCTGCCCTCGATGGCGCGTCGCAATTCCTTTTCACGTCGGGCTATCTGCGCTTCCAGGCGCGTGATGAGCGTTCCATTGTCCGGTTTGTTGACCAGAAGCCAGTCGTAAGATGCATAAAGAGGAAGAAGATCATGGAAAGGACGAGGAATACCGGGAGTTTTCGTAGTGTCAGACGAGACGAAGTAGCTTTGTGTGCGCTCGAAGAAGATTTTCCCTCCTGCGGTGGCTGCGTAGTTAGGTTTCGGAAACAGATGAATCGTATTTCCGCGCTTGAGCCATTTGTATGGGATGCCAGTAATGCTTGAGTTGGGCGACATCGCTTCAATAGCATCGGGATCGTCGCTCGTCATCTCCTGAAGATCGACATACACTGTCGAGGTAGATGAGGCGAGGATGCGGACGGCAGTAATATTCAGGATATCGAGCGAGTTATCATCCTGCGCGATGGTGTAGTCAGCCTGGCCTGATACTAGGTTGTATGTACCTACAGGAAGATCGGTCTGGTTGGCGTCGTCCCATTTCAGATAGTCTGAGAACGAGAGAAGTATCGGCATGAGTCGTTCAAATGCCGAGTTCACGCGGGCGGTGAACATTTTTAGAAGCGTAGAATCTCCGGTGATTTCACCGTCATTCTTGCCAATCCAAAACTCGATCATCTGAAGGATGCCGTTCTTATTCGTAGTATCAGAAAAAGGCATAGAAAGTAGTTAGGCTTGTAATGTTAGTTCCCATATCCCGCCCTCCACACGCGTGAAGAGCAGAGATGAGAACTACGCGACGTTGATATCGAGAATAACCCCCGACAAAGTGTTGGGAGTCAAGTGACCGATATCAATGCGGCTGTAGAACGCCTGGCCCGAGAAGAACATGTTCGTATCGGCTGCCGGGAAGTCGATCGTGTGAGCACGACCGTAGGTTCCGCGGAGGATGCCGAGACGCTGGCACTTCTTCACGCCTGCCATAACGTGGCCTGCGGTGAAGTCGTTAGACCAGTAATGGTCTGCGCCGAGATAATGCAGTCCTTCTACCGTGCCTTCTTTGAGTGCGCTATCGGCAGTCGCAAAGCCGTTGGCCTGTACGAATGCTTCAAGGAACTCAAAGTCAGCGGGGCGCCAGACGAATCCGACGCCTCTCTCATTCATCAATGACTGGCCGTTCGCGGTGCGTATGACACGCTTGGTGCCGCGAATGATGTCATCAATGTTCGATGCAGAGACCGTGATCGGAGTAGTGTCCGCTGCCGGGCCTACCGCGTTCAAGTCACCGACACCGAAGTTCGCCCAGCCCGCGTGCTGTCCGAGAACAGCACCCTCGACGTACTCATTGAGAAGCGCTCCAATGCGATTGAAGAGTTCCGCTGGTTTCGTCCAGTTGCTCTGTGCGAGATCACCCCAGTCCACGACGAGACCCAAGTCGCGTCCTGTAGAAATCGTGAACGAGTCGGCGGTTTCTGCAAAGAGCTGAAGGGATGCGCCAGTACCACGAGTAACCGTTTGCACGGAAGGCGTGGTGGACATGTACGAAGAGGAAATAGTGCGCGTATCAGTGATCGTGATGTCGCACATCTCCTTCCACGTAGTCGGATGGTCAAGACGGTCCTGAAGAACATCTTCATAGAGCGTCTGGTAGGTAATTGTATTTGCTACTGACATGATGGTTGTTAGTTAAATTTCTAACAACCAGAGGGGGTCTGTATCGACCTTAGTCGTTGTAAAACTTCTTGCCGTTTTTGGTGTTGTCCATCATCGCGCGGACGATCTTCATTCTGATCTTGCGATCAGGAACATCGGTCGGAGACGGCGGAGTACCTTTGGCGATCCAGTACTCCGGGGTGTTCTTGGCTTGGCTCGGGCCGTTGCCGCCGCGAACATTGCTGGTCGCTACTGCATTAGCCTTTGCGGTGCGGAGTTTTTCAAGTTTGACCGTGAAATCCTCATCATCGACGAGCTTGTCAATATCCATGCTCCATTTCTTGGCCGTTGAAAGAGCAAGGTCTACTTCTTCTTCCGAGGTAATACCTGCGGCACGAAGATACGCTTTCTGTAAAAGACTGGAATCCTCTGGTTTGGTTTGAGGAGTCTCGTGCGTTTCCTTTCCGGCCTTTTTCAAGTCCTTGAGTTCACGCTTGAGTGAGCCAAGAGTCTGATTGAGCGTGTCGTAGTCCTTTTTTGGGACGGAGACCGTTTCAATTTCGGTGCTTGTCTCGCCTTCTCCTGCGGATGTTTCAGTTGCCGCTCCTGTTTCGGTTGTTTCAGTGTCCATAACTGTTGGGTGTTCTTTATTTACGAGTAAGAATAAACGCGATTCACTTTTAAGGAGTGAGAACCTGGGTCAATTTTGGACGGGTTTGAGAACCGTAGAACCTAGATGCTGCTAAAGATAGCCTCACAGAAGCCAGTCAGCGCAAGTGGAGCTGTGCCTCCAGAACCACCTACGTTAAACCAATCGCTCGTGTTGAAGTTGTATGCCGGGTCTCCGGGAGTAGATGACGCAATGACAACAAGCGGCGTAGTTCCAGTCGAAGAGGCACCTATAGCCGTGGTGGTGGCGTATTGGGTGCCTGCCTTGAACATGCGATAGGTAAGCGCTGTTGAACTGCCGTACGTGCTGCGGATAGCGGCGAACCGAAGCGTGGAACTTGCTGGGAAATCACGACCAATCGGGAAAGAACAGAGCGGGCCTGTAGTCGTGGCCGTGTTGAAGGCTGAACGATAGTGACAGGTGGTAACGCCTGCATTGCTCATACAGGTGTTGGTGTTATCAGTTCCCGGCGTCGCTCCGAGAGTGGGTGCCGGAATCGGCCGGAGGAACGCGAGAAGTGAAAGGATTACCGCGACCGCGATTCCTGCTACTAAAAGTATAGTGTTTTTCATATGTGTGATGGTTAATAGTTATTTCTTTTTCTCCTTCTTAGCGCGTTTCCCGGCACTTTCTACCGCTGCTAATTCTGCTTCGAGTGCCGTCTTCTCCGCCTTTAGGTGTTTGTCGCGGAGAGCTGACATTCGAGCATTCTCTAGTGTTGCCATATGCGTTTGTATTTATTGTTAATTGTCTGTCACAGTGATCTGCGTTTGAACGAAACCGAACACTTTCACCTTTCCGCACCCGTACTGCCCACTGTCGTAGGCGACGGTGGTAGAGGCAGGCTGAAGATGGCCGAAGGTTCCGGTTGGAGTGTAGGTATCGCTGAAAGTGAGCATTACAGGGCTTGCATAGGTCGTGACGATGCGAGCTGAGCATGTGCTCGTTGAGACGATAGTAGTTGCCGTAGTGCCTGCGGTTTCTGAGGTGGTGCTTGCTACTCCTGCCGGAAGTCCAGAGGGAGCACTAGCCTGCGCCTGTGTTGCGTATAGAAAGGAAAGCGTTGCAATTGCGAGAACTAAAGCCCCGACGAAAATCGCACTGATTTTGGAGGTTTGAGTCATAAGTGTTGTGGTTACACTTCCATCCTAGCACCCACTTTTTAAGTCAAGAGGTTATCCACTGTTTTATACACCGATGTTTGTAGCTTCTCCGGAAGAGCTTTTGTCTATGACCGTGTTCTTTTTGAGTTCTTTCCATGCATCTTGAAGAAGCGAGATCGCAATGCGCTCTGCGGCGAGTACATTCACATCTTCCGACCCCTGAGATTTGAGGAACGACGAAAGAATCACGTCATACACGGAGCTCGACATCACCTCATCCTGAAGAAACCTTTGAATCTTCTGTTTCTGGTGGTCCTTCATTGTGCTGTTGGCTGAGCTGCCTGAGTCTGAATTCCCGCGAGGGTGAGGAACTGCTTTTGTATGTCATTCGGCTCTCCGGCGAGGTCTTTGTAGCTCAGCGTCTCGGTAATCTTCCCTGCAGAGGACTGAGGCATGTTGAGTTGACTTAGATCAATAGGTTCGAGTCCACTGGATTCGATGATCTGATTG